AGATCTAAAATACCTTTCTTAACACTCTTAAAATCTTTAATAACTTTTGAAGACCAAAAAGCCCCATGAAGTCTTGCAGATCTTCCAACCTGAAGATGAGTTAATCTTGCATATCCATAATCTTTAACTTCTAAGAGTACATCACTTTTTTCACAAACAGCTAAAAAATATTCTAAACTATAAAGATCAAGATTCTTAAATTCATTCTTACAACCATTTAATTTCCTGTACCAAGACTCACAAAGTTCTAAATCAAAATCAATTTCTACTATCTCATCAACCTTATGAACTAACTGCACCACGAACCTCCTGACCTCTAAGAATAACTTTAAGTCCAATCTCAACAATAACAAAAGAAGCTGCATTAATGGAGTTTGTAATTTTAAATCTGCAAGTACTGCCAGTTATTCTAAAATCAATATAACCTTCAGACCTACTGGAAGGAACAACTAAAGTTCCCAAAGTTTTATAAGTAGTTCCTTCATCAACTGAACCAGATATTACAAAAGAAGGAAAAGAGGCTATAGGAACCTTTGAAAGTTTCAAAGACAGCCTTACAAAAGTCTTATCTGTATCAATTATTTCAAAATCTAAATCACCTGTTTCAACAATAAATGCAACATCATCCGTAGAGTAATCAAGCAAATCACTGCTACTTAATCTTAAAAGGTTATTACCCCTATTAACATAAACAGAACCACCACCTGAATCCAGTTTAGTATCATCCCAACTACCATAATCATTTGTATCCCAGGTACCAACAGCCTCATCCCAAGTAATATCCTGGATAATATTAGTAAAGGATAAAAAATTAGTTGAAAAAATTGAATAACTCCAAGCCTTACTCTTATAATTATAATTCCAAATCTTATAAGTTAAGCCTGAAACATTAGGAATACCAAATCTAATAACTTCATTAATTGGATCTGTAATAGCCCAGGCATTCCAAAGCTCATCTCTATTTGTATATAAATCGTCTCTAACTGGACTTTGCATAGGAATAAGTCCCTTAGACACTCCAAGATAATAAATATCATCTTGCCCTATAAAAAAATGTCCATCCAGATAAGAAGTAACAGCTTTAAGTCCTACAAGTCCTACATTACCAGTCTCCAATTTAACAGGAGCAAGAGGAAGAAAATTTCCTGAAACATTAGTTGGCCTGAATAAATCAATCCTGTCACTATAATAAACAGCTAAAAAATCTCCTAAAGGTTTAAGAGCAATAATTTCCCCAACTTGATAAGGTCTATCAATACTTAAATCGGAAGTACTTGGAGTGAAATCACTTAAATCAACAGTAGAAGTCCAAATCATTCTAGTTCTGTAAACAACACTACTTGCAGTTATTCTTCCCATCCAAAGTCGATCTCGATGGTATGCAAGACAATCTCCAACTTCTACAATATCACTGGAAAATTCTCCAAAAGTAGTCCCATCATAACTTCTAAGTGTCCTTGTACCATCAGTGAAAACAATCTTATCAGTCAAGGTTACAAAATCAATCTGCTTATTATTCTTAACCTTAAATGCTCTCCTAATCTCATAATCTGATCCTGCTGCAAAAGTTCCTGCAGGAGTTGAAACAAGCTCAAGTTCAGTATCATTTGTAATAGAAGCTATTTCAATTTCTTCTGGTCCATCCCCTGAACCATCTTCATCAAGAACAAAAATATCTCCAGCCTGCACATCAGACGCAGCAGTTACCCAAAGACTTCCAACACCTGTAACAGTAGTTCCAGAGCTTGAACAAGTACCAATTGCATAAGTATCGTAGACTGCTAAGAAACTTGTAGGCAAAATCCTATAAATAAACTTACTATCCCAAACAACTGAAATCTGTGTACCATCAGGTTTCCAAAATGTTGCTAATCCCATAATAGGAGGATAGGCAACTACACTCGAGGAATTAGGAAAATAAGTAAATCCTCTTCTTTTGCGTATGCCCTTTTCATCTACAACACAATTTTGTGCATCGAGAAGTCCTCCTACTGGAAGAGAATTTTCAGAAACATTCTTAATAATCCCTTTATTCAAAGGTCTAATTGCAATAATCTTAGAATCCTCTCCCTGAAAATTACTCATCTTTTTTCCCACCTTTCAAAAATAATGTAATCAAAACAACAGCCTTATTAAGAACATTCCCACCAATGTAAACAATCCAAAGTAGGAGTAATTTACTAGTAGTATCTTTAATAACTTCAGCATCTTTAAAACCTTCCTGTAAAAAAAGTAACAACACTAATATTAAAGTTCCAATAATAACTACCCATAACTTTCTTGATTTAATCTTCATCTTTAACTCCTACAGTTATATAAAAATTCTTGAGATTATCCTTAATCTCACTCCACTTAACTCTTCTATTAAAACCAGAAATTCCTCTCAATCTTTTAGGGAAATAATTATTCTTCCAACTATCCCTGTATTCAATTTCTTCCGTCTTGGGAAGGACTCTTCCAACTGCAAAATAATGTCCAGGCTTTTTAAAACAAAGAATAACTCCATACTCACTACTTATAAGATCCTTAACTTTATCAAAAGTAACTCCCCATTTAAACTCACTATCTAACCCAAATAACTCTTGAAACATAACAGGATAATATTGTGGAATTTCGTTAAAAGGAATTTTCTTAAACCCTTTATATTCCCTAATCTTATTAAACTTCTTAAAATTACCAGGATTATTAAAGTAATCCATTATAACTTCATCAAGAGGAATATCATAAATATTTCTTCTTTTCCCCAAAGCAACAATAACTTTTAAAGCTTTAAAAATACTCTGAACTAAATTAGCAGCAGCAGTTGGACCACAACTTTCAAGATAAACTTTACCTAAAATCTTACCTAAAACAGTTTCAGTAGGATTATTTTCTTGAGTATAAAAAGTATCTTCATCTTCCCAAAAAGGTAACATAAAATTTTTCATTTAACCTCCTATAATAATGGTACTAATAATTTTGCATTAAATGTTGCATACGTTTCATTAGGGACTGTATATGATGATCCTGTATCAACACCTAAACCGAAAGTTATGGTTGCTTTAGTAATTGCTTGTTCTAATCTATAAGTTTTAATTCCAGTTGTAAGTAATCTTTGACACACTTCAGTAGAAATTCCTACATTAACAAGTCCACCATATTGAGATACTCCAGACAGTACATCTAAAGTATCTGTAATATTTACAAGTTTAAGTAATGTGCTGCTTCCTTGATATGTAGGCGCAGAAGCTTTAATATTATATAAAGCTTTAGGTAATGTAATAATATTTCCAGATCTACTAGCACCCCATAAAGGAGTATTAACATTAAAATTTAAAGTTCTGATATTCCAACCAACAGAACTATTTCCCCCTGGAATACTGGAATTTTTTTTATCAATACAATGAAAATATCTATCAAACTCAAATTTTAAAACAATCCAATTAGTACCATCACTAAAAAACTTAAGTAACTCTCCACTCTCATATAAAGTTGGATCAACATTACTATAACCTTTCCATAAAAAATTCCCAGTATAACTAAAATCTAACTTAGCAGTAGAAGTACTAACCAAGATAACCTCAAGCATTCTGCCTGAATAATCTGCAGGACTTGGAAGTGTAATAGTCTTATCAACAGTAGTCAGAGTAACAGGATAATAAATATAATAATCATCCTTATCAATTGTTAAATTATCAGTAACATTTTTAAAAGGAATTCTATTATCTTTTAAAAAAGCAGTCATAGCCCAAGGACTCTTTAAAGTCAAAACAGGACTTTCATTCCCATCAACAATAGAAGTTTCAAAAGCTTCATTAGGAAAAACTCCCTGATCAAGATTTAAAAGATCTGTAATTTGTGGTCTACCTTGGCCTCTAAAGCCTGTATTATCTTTATTACTCATAACTTACTCTATATACCATATTGTCACCCAACCCCTATTGTAAGAAGTTGAATCATAATCTACATGATCAAAGTATCCACTTGGAGTCCTATACAGATAAATTTGAGTAGAGAGCATTTGAAACCAACCACTGCTTGTAGTTGAACCATTTTGACTAGTATCTAAAGATTCAGAAATATTGTCTGCATCATTTCTAATTAAAACATTAACAGCTACAATTTGAGTTGCACTAATACCGTGACTAAAAAGTTTAGTTCCTGCAGCATCCATATCCCAATCACCAATTTCTACAACACTACATTTAAGATTACCTGCACCTTCTTGATCCACAACGCTATCTGCAGGACCATTCAATAAAACCCAACTTGAATGTGCATAATAATAAATATAGCCATCATCACTATCTACCCAAATCCTTCCATTATCATCTGCACTTAAAGCAGTTGTACCATCTGGTCTTGTAGTCGGAGCGGCACTCTGGTAATAACTAATTGCACTGCCAGCTAAATGCTGTCCATGATCTGCCTGAGTACCTGTAGGATCAAACTTATGTTCCTTTTCAAGTCTTTCTCTTAATGCAGTCTTTAAAGCAAGTATTCTATTATCACCGTTACCTAAACTTTCTGAACCATTAGGACTTGCTTCAAAAGTTGCATCCCAATCAACTGTTACACTCATTTTAATCTCCTATACTTAATAATTTCCAGCAGGAAGTTCAACTCTTGCATCTGATCTATCATCTTCCAAATCTTGTGGAACCATCACGGTTTTCATATAATCTTGAAAATCTCTTTTTGCAGCCCAGGCAATATTAGCTTCCTGACCTTTCTTAAGTACATACCATATAGACCAAAGAACAATCCCCATGTGAAAATATGCAGGAATATTAGGTTCCTGACTTGCAGCAGTGAGAGCTTCTGGAAAAGCCAAATACTCAAGTCTAAACCAAAGTTCTTCATCCGGGCATCTATTAAAATAAATCGCATCCCCTCTGAAGTAATACTCACTTGGATCTCCAATATCTAAAATAATAGAGCTATAATCAACAGATCTTCCACCAGTTAAAAGCTCTCTTTCATTACTTAAATCAGTAAGTTTTTGCATAGTAATTATTTGATCCCTAGGATCTAAACTTAAATTAGCCCCTACAAAATCATGATCACTTGCCATAAACTTAACAAAATTCTTACACAAAAGAACAACACTTGTATCATCCAAAGTAGTTGTAAAATCCTTAACAACAGTGGCAACTTTTGTACTTCCAACATAATCAACAATATATGCTTTTTGACTTATTCCTGCACCTGCAGTAACTTTCAAAACCCAATCATTATAGTAATCATCAACAGCACTAAAGCCACTTGGCATCACAACCTTACTAGCTGTAGAACCTGCCTGACAAGTTCCAGTCTCAACAGTATTTTTAAAATTAACTGTCTTCTTCATTGAAGGGAATTGTACAATTTCTCGACTCCCGGAATGCTCATAAGTACAAACCTTCTGATAACCAAGATTAAGATACTTTAAAATCTTCACTGATCCTGCAAGTGCAATATCAAAAGTAGAAGCATCACTAATATCAGTATATGGAAGAAGGAAACTTTTTTCTCCAGTTCCCTCATAAACATCAACAATCATTTCCTGAACATCCATTATTATTTACCCTCCAATTTATCTAATATCCTAACTTGCATTTCAGAAATATTTGCAAGCTCTGTTTTAATTTGTTCCAAAGCAATTCTATTATTTACATCTGAAGTTTCTAAAGTATCAATCTTACTATTAATACAAATTAAACTTTGTGTATTAGATGTAATATTATTTTTCATATTTGTAATTCTAACAGCAAAAGAAACAATTGCAATAATTCCTGAAACCAATACTGAACTTGTAAGAACCAATGAAATTTCAATTGCCATTATTTTCTCCTTTAATTGTTTTAACTCCGGCACAAATAACTACCATAAAAAGAATAGTTAGCAAAGTTCTTGTCCAAGTCTCCACAAATTTAATAACCATAGATCCATCAATTACAAAATATCCAAAAGTAAATAAAACAAATATCATAAGTCCATAAAAGATTTCAGAATATTTTTTAGTAAGTTCATACACCTGACTTAAAAAAACAAGTAATGCCATAATTAAAGCTACATCCCCATAATCCTTATCAATAGTAATTGCCATAAAACAAATAATATACAAAGTAATAATCTGAATCCATTGGCCTATTTTTTCTTTACTACACGCACTTATATAAAATAAAAATCCAATACCAATAATTACAAAAATCCACCAATCAAAAATACCTGACTGTAACATCTTTGCTAAAGAACTTGTCAAACCTATAGTTGTTACTAAACTTAAAAAATACCCAGTAATCTTATAATAGTTCATCCTCTCCAGAATCCTCTTAAAGCCTCTTCAATTGGATAAACTTTCTCAATATCCACATGATCATTACTAAGCACTTCAGTCATTACTCTTTCTTTAAATCCTTCAACTTTACTTATAGTTTCCTTGTAAGGATTAAAACCTTCATCAATATCAACATCATGTTCCATGTCACATAAACTAGTTAAAGCAAGCAGTTTTCTTATATGCAATTCTTTCTCTTTATCCCCATCTGGAAAATTAACCAACAACCAAAATCGTTTATCTAAATGCTCATAATCGTCATAATCGTCAGGTAAAGCTTTAAAAACCTCTTCATGACCTCCAATCCAGAACAAAACAACATTAGCTACTGCATATCTCCAGGGATCTGAACACCCACAAATAAAGGGAGACAGTCCAACTAATTTTGCAACAGGTATATTAAGTAACTCTGTACTCTGAATTAAATTTAACTTTAAAAGTTTACTAACTTTCTCAACAACAACTCTATAATTTTCTAACATAATCATCTCCTTTAAGGATGCCAAAATGAGCCAATGGCTCTTACATTTATCATAGCAATACTACCAGTAAAAGTATCACCTGCATCATTACCAACTCGCTTAAACCCAATAGCCAAGATCTCACCTGGCAATAAGTGCTGTACATTTATTGGAATAGTAGTCTGTATCAATAAGTTATCACTATTTAAAGCAACAGTTACAGTTCCCTGGACACTCTCTACTGTATTACCAGAGTCAATTACTTCACCAACTTTAGTCTGATAAGTATCAATTTCATAAACAACATCACCTGTAGCATTAGTTAGAGGTATCCAGATAAATTCTAATTCTAAACTTTTAGAAGTATCCATCCCAATAGGAATTATTAAATAACCCCCTCTACCATCAATAGCATTAGCAGTAAATTCATTATCAGTATAAGCTAAAGTCAGCCCACTAGCAAAAGTAATATTTTCATTAGCAGGACTAAATCCCACTAATTGCTCAGTTAAATTCCAATGCATAACTAAATCTTTTCTATAAATTCCATTACCAAAGTACTCACTAAAACCGTCAGCATTTATTTCAAACCTATTTGTATGTAGCTTAATCTGTTCAACAGTACCGGAAGAAGTTAAAGCACCTGTAATTCTCAATCTTATCCAATATTTTTCAACACCATTAACAGTAGTTAAAGCTTGATCATTACAATTACCAAATCTTACCTGTTCATTTCCAACAACTGTTCCCATATTATCTGCTCTTTGTTGGTAAGGAGTATCTGCATTTGTAGCCAAGGATGTAAAACTAACCCAGGCAGAACCATTCCAATATTCTCTTGCAACACTTCCACTTCCAGGATTAACCAAAGATGCAGTTTTTAATTTAATTCCGCAAATAGGATCATCACTACCAATATAATCAGCAGCACCAATAGTTAAAAATCCTCCAAAAGTAGGATAAGTACTTCCTGATCCACTAGCAGCTTCCTCAGTGTAGTCAACATAAGTAACATCATCCTCGGTAGAAAAGACTACCATACCTGTTGTATGACTATCTCCTTCACCAACAACTAACTCTTTACCATTTCCAGGACTTCCGACATGAAATTCACCTAAACAATTAATACCTTCATCGCCACTACCTGTTTCTTCTGTAAGAAATTTTGCTAACCAATCCACCAAGGACCCTGGTCTCCATCCTCCCATAAAATCCTCCTAGCCTAAAGTATAGGCTTCCCAAGCAGAAGTAGTAGTAGTAATTGTGAACCCATTAAAAGGTTCAAAAACTTCTGAAAACTCTTCATTTGCTTTAAGAGTAAATGGCCCTAAAGTTCTAGCGCCAATAATATTAACTGTCAAAGTAATAGTTGCAGAGGCATGAGTATTCTTTACAGCTATTGCTCTAGCCTTTACTGTAAGAACCTCAGTTGCAGTTGCAGTTCCTGAAAAAAACTCTAACACAGTCAATCTTTGTGTCATTCCCATCATTCCCATCTTATCTTCCTTTCCGAATCTTATCGGTTATATCTTTATAACATCCATTCTTACGACAGTAGTGTGTACCTTTATACTTAACCATTTCACTTCTTGGATAAGCATGTCCACATTGCCAACATCTTTCATAAGGCCCTTTACCGCTTTTTCTAACACCGTCTTCTGTCATCGATCCACTCATAATAAAAAAGGGAACCTAACAAAATAAGTTCCCCCTCCTCCTTTCAAAATATTCATTATTCTTAAACTACTGATGCGTAAAAACCTCTCCACTCAATAAAATCTGCAGCGGCTCTAAATGAGGCTTTCATCTTATGATCGTCAGTTTCGAAATCGGAATAATTACTTTCAAAAGTGTAATTACGTCTCCAATACCATTTAAGAACTTTCTGGGATTCATCCATTAAGAACCATGCACCTGCAGCAGTTAAATAAGGATTAACAATATATTTAATATTACCATCTATCTGCAAGAGATTCTTCTGATTAACATTCTCTGAATTTGCACTAGCAGCAGCACCAAGTTCAAGAAGTGGTTTATACTCATTGATCAATAGTTCTTTTGCCATCCATTCCAAAGCTTGTGGAATAACCAATAGAGTAGGTCTCATAGTAGCCATAACAAGACCACGTTTATCCTTCAAACTCTTAAAATGTGTTATTGCAGCCTGTAACCCAGCATAGCTAAGTGCAGTGGTAGCAGTATTAGACTGTGTACCGGTGTAATCAATATAAGGATGAGTTGCAGAACTTAAAGCAACACCGTCAATACCAGTTCTGTAAGTTGTTACAAAAGCAGTATTCAACAAATCTGCAGCTAAAAACTCAACAGTGTAAGCACCTGCATTACCAAGATGTCCTGCCATACTTTTAATAACACCCTGTTTATCATCTTCCTGCAAAATATGTGAATGCTGAACACCCAAAGCATACTCTGAAAAGAAAATCTCTTTCTCCAAACCTTCTTTCAAGGAATCATAAGTTAAAGCATCCCCTTCATCACGTTTAGAAAATCCTCTTAAACCTGCAATTTCCGCTTCTTTATAAGAATGCATTGACATATTCTTGACATCCATATAGGAAAGTCCAACCTTTCTAACTCCCATATACTCATCATTAGAAAGCTTATCAAGATCTTTAGCAAACGCACTACTCATATTACCTGTAGTATTTATACTCATTTAAAGCCTCCTACGCTTCTGCATCTTCACGACCAGTATACTGGCTACGTGCAACTGTAAACAACATTCTGGCATTTGCACCCAAAGCATTCTCTACATCCGGATCAACTCCAACAAGTTGAATAACTTTCTCTACAACTGCATTCTCATTAATCTCCATAACTCCAGTTGCACCTTCAATATCAACAGCAGTTCCCAACATTGCCTGAGTGGGAGTTCCACTTCCCTGTCCTGAAAAAATATACCCAGGAGCAGCAGGAATAAAAGTCATTGTTGCCCCAGCAGCGGAACTTACAATACTCTCATTTGCAATGCCATAAAGTTGTCCCGAAGTAGCAACCGCAATCTGGATTAAACCAGATGCTAATATAATCGCGTCACCTTTTGCAATTGTCTGACTTGTAGCAACTATCCCTGTTAAAATTAAAGGAGTTGTTCCACCCTGTCCATTTTTTCGGAAACTAAACCCATTCGGATTATCATTATTTGCCATTAGCAATCCTCCAAAATTTTTATATAAACCAGGTAGAAGAAACTCCTCTATAACTCCTAGCTTAATCCTTAACTAATTTGCCTTTCTCATAGATAGAAACATTCTTACTATAATCTCCGGCAATCTGTCCAATTTCACTTTCAGCATTCTCATTAACATTACTAAGTCTATTCTGACTCTTAAGTGCATCACCTTCACGAATTGCATTATAAAGTCCAATATCAACAAGCATACCAACAAGTTCAGTTTTATTAACGTTCTCTCGGTTATTGGTACTCTTCAAAGTCTCACCAGTTTTTGTATACCCTGCAATAACATACTGTTCCACAAGATTAGGATCAGCCCATACATGCATCTTTCCTCTCGGAATCTTAACCGTTGGCTTTAATCTCATTGTTGCACCATCGCCTGCAATATCAACAAACTTAACTTGCCTCTTCTTATTAGGTCCCTTCTCTATATTAAAGACGTCCCAAGCAATCTTGTATGCACGTCTTTCATCAATTCTTAACAAGTTCTGTTGTTCTACATCTAAAACAACTGGATGTGTTTCATCAAACTTAAAAATAACATCATCCCTTTTAAGAAGCTCATTAAGTTCGGTATGACTAACTTTATTATCCAACACTATTGTTTCTTTGTCAACTTTTACAATCTTCTCTTTATTCCCCACAGTCTCAATTGGAGAAGCCAAATTACTTCCATTAAGTTCAGGAATAGGAGAAGAAGAGGAAAAGGAAGGCTTCTCAACAACTGGATTTGCTTTCATAACATGAGGATTAGGAGTAGGAGTATCATCTACAACTTTCTTTTTAACTCCCATAGAAGTCATTACTGGAATTATTTTTTTCTTTGCCATTATCTTTTACCTCCGGTATTTCTAACATAATGCTCAATCTTAACCCCTTGTCTTGCAGCAGCATCCAGCTGTCCTTGAGTATAGTAAGTCTTTTTCTTACCGCCTGTATTAGCAGTGTTTCTTCTGGAGGACGCAGTGTAGGTAGCTTTAGGACTCTTAGAAGGATCAGGAATCTTACCGTCTGCAATGAGTTCCTGCATAATCTCTGCCTTAAGTTTCTCTTTCAAATCTACATCACTCAAAGGATTCTCAATCAACTTTCTCTGTTTAATACCATCAATAACCTGCTTTAAAACCCTTGGATCTCTCTGAAATTTAGGATCATAAGTACCAAGAACACTAACAATTTCAGCCTCGTCATTCTCAAAAATTTCCTTATACTTATCGTCATTCTTATAAATATCAACAGCCACATTAAAAGTTGTCTGTTCGCTTGCTGTAAGTTTTTCTTCTATAGGTTTACTTAAAAGCTTTATAAACTTTTCAGTTGCATCTGCAGGATCACCCTCAAAAAGTTCTTTAGCAAAGTTCTTTCTTGCAGCTACCATATCAACTTCAACAGGTTTCTCAACAATAGCTGCAGGTTTAAGAGTTTGACTTAAATTATTAAATCCCTCTTTAAGAGTATCAGCCATACTTTCATTAGAATTTTTCTGATTAACCAACTGGGAATAAAGATCTTTTTTACTCTTATTTTTTACTTCCTCTGGAAGATCCTCTTCATCAGTTTCTTCAATTGGAATATCATCTTCACTGTCCACAATAATAATTTCTTCTTCGTCATCATCTTCAAAAACTCCCATAGGTCTTTCAGTAGCTTCTCCACCTGCATCATCAGGGGAAAGAAAAAAGCTATTTTCAAAATAATCTATCATTTAATCCTCCAATCATTCTGGAATATTGTTTTCAAACTCATTAACAATCTCCAGCATTTCTTCATACATCTCACTATTCTTATAATCAAGAACTTCTTTAAGTTGTTCAGTCAAACTATCAATAATATTTAAGTTCCCTTGATAAAAAACAACATGCTCTAAACTTGAAGTCCTCAAACTTAATAAACTGTTATCTTCAAGTTCCTTAAGACTATCCTGGACCACCTTCCAACCCTTGGTCTGGTATGTTTCCCGCAGGTTCTTGGCCTGGTCCGACATCTCCATTAACCACTTCTTGGCCCTGTTGTACACCATTATCGGTGATTCCGGCTTGTCCTGCATCTCGTAATCGTCCTTTCTCATATTCAAACTCCTCGGCTTTCTCTTGAGCCATAATATCTTTCATAAAATCCATAACCCTCATCTGTTGTTCCTGAACTTTAGTATTATAAACATAGCTATCTGTATCATCAATTTCATTAAGCTTAATAACTTCCTCTGTAAGCTTAGTCTTTGCAATACAAGCTTTCATTACAATTTCCTGTATCTCAGGGTTCTGTGCAACCATTGGATCTAGCATCATCATTTTCATCTGGATAATCTTATCGTAATACCCATCCACCAATTGTGAAGTCATAAGTAAAGTCTGTCTCTTAGCTGCAAAACTTTGTTCAGGATCAGTAGTAGTAACTGTAAAACTTAACTGTCTTGGAATGTCTTCAACTTCCATACTTAAAGCTTTTTCAAGATCTTTAATATCGGCTTCAGTCATTCTCCCTAAAGCTCTCTCATTTTCAATAACAGCAGTTTTATGACTCACTAACTGATAAAATACAGCCATACCAATCTTACCAAAAGCCATTTCCATACCTTCACTTGCAGCACTCAGCTGTCCTTCACCCATAGCAAGTCTTTGACTTTGAGCAGAAAAAGTATCTCTACTCTTCATAGTTGCATCTGCAAATCCACCCATAGCATCACTAAATCCACTAGCTTTTTGTGCATACTGAACAAGCATCTGCTCTTCTTGTAGCGTAGAAGAATATGGACTACCTCCAGGAACTCTCTGAAAGTTAGCAATATTATCCAACTTAAAAATCTTACCTGGATAAATCTGTTCTTTCTGACTAATTCCACTTCCCCTTGTAGTTGCAAATAAAGCAGTAGTATTAATGTTAATGTTATCAAATCTCATCCTATTCAAAGTATTTATGCTTTTTCCAATAACACTTAAAGTCTCACAAACACCTCTACCCTCAATTAAGCCAGGATACAAGCCATAAATAACATTTACAAAAGGTCTCATTCCCAAACTATTGTAATCAGCCTTAAGAACAGCATCAGCTTCCCTACTATACGTAACAACTAAATCATAAGGAGCCTTAGTATCATCAATATCGTAGTAAGCCCAAATTTCAAACAATTCAAAAGTCTCATGATTACTCTCAGAGTATCCAAGAAAATCTTCCTGATCTGAAATACTATCAGGAGCAACATTCTTACCACCCCTTCGCAAAACTTCATCAACATTCTCATAAACAGCATTCTTATTCAAATTAAGTAACTCTGTCTTTGTCACGTAGAACCTATGAGCGCACCAAGTAAGTCTATCTATCTCAATACCGCCTTCAAGCTCATACACAAAATCCTCAAGTGGTATAGGGACTATTTCAGCACCATTCTTAACAACAGTAAACTCCTCATTCTCTTGTCCTTCAATATCTGAAGCACTCTTCCTGTAAGTCTTCTCTTCATGCTTCCAAGGAATCTTAACAAACTCAGTACCCATACTCACAGCTTCGTAAATAATCTCATGCTGGAGACTGCGAAAATTAAGATCATCAGGATTCTTAGCAAGGATTGTCAAATACTTATTTATAATCTTTGCATTAGCTTCTGCTTCATCATCATCTTTCTTAAGACTTTTCACAGTCCAGGGAGGATCAATCATCATCGCACTTCTAATCTTACCTGCAATACCATTAACATTTATTTCCGTAATTGGGATTGTCATTTTAGCACTTACCGGATAAGGACGTTTCTTAATTCCCTCTTCGGGAGTATTAATCCTTAACTTTCTCCAATCCTTCCATTTTTCTTCTCTCTCACTTCTATCAGAAAAAGCAGCAGAAATCCTATTATCAATCCAATGCTTAAACTCTTTCTCCTTCTCAACTGTAGGAAAAATTCCAATACCCCTTTCTTCAATTTTAATATCTTCTTCAACAGTAACTCCATTTTCAATATCAGACATACTTACCTCCTTCAAAATTAGTAACCTGTTACTTCACATCTTTCATATTTATCTTCCTCTTCCTGTTCTTCCTGTTCAAATCTTTCAGTGGAATTTAAAGGTTTAATAAGCTTTACAAAAGCCATATCACTTGCATCAAGACAATCCTTTAAATTATCACTTTGTGGAAAAATATTCTTCTCCTCAGTAAAAGCAAGACCTTCACCTTCACAAAGCCAAACCTTCCCAAGCCTAAGTTCCTTTCCAACATTACTCCTAATCCTGGCATTCTTATCACCTTTAGCACTTATAGGTTCACTATTAACCCAAATCTTTCTTCGTAACTCTTCCTGGGGAATAAGATCCTCCAGAATCTTCTGAAAAGCATTATTCTCATAATAAGTTTTTCTCACATGACCTTTAAAAAACTCATAACTATTAAACATCTCATCAAACATCTCAGTAATACTTAATTTCTTGGTAACATTCTTAATCAAATACTTATTCTCATCACAATCCATAGCCCACGTAACAATTGCAGATCTACAATTCTTAGCCCTAACACCTTTCTTAGTTGCTGCAGGATCAATAGCAATCACAACATCACAATCTTTAAGAAAAATATCAACATTATCATGAAAAGCAGGATTCTCAAGTTGTCTAATAACAAACTCTCCATTTTCTTCAATTAGTGCTGCCTTCTTAGTTTCAAGATCCCTAAGTTCACTCATTCCAGTATTGTGAGGATCATTCATATACTGAGTCTGGTATTGCCACCAATCCTCTTCTGCCATCACCTCAAACTTTTTAAGAGTAAAAGCTTCTGGAAAAATTACCTGACCATTTTCAATGGATCTTCTATAGTAAATTGTGTACTCTCCATCTTCTTTAACTTCAAAATCTGAATGCAAGAAACCAACATACTTCTTACAATTATTAAAAATATGCATTCCATAAGGATCATCAATACCATACCGAGTACCCTTAACAATTAATCTTGAAGTTTTTTGGTTCTGTAAAATAGAATTCTTCACCCCTGAGTACCAATTACTAATCTTTCCCATCTCAGCAGATGCTTCTCTCATACCGGTCAAGTGCTGTTCACTAACAATATCATCAAGATCTGCTAAGTCAAAGTGATCACCAGCGGAACTCCCTCCAACACCTCCAACCTTAATTGTAGGTTCTGGAAAAGTCCTTGTTCTTGCCGGGACTAAAAAAGCTGCTTGATTTTTAGGAATAACAAACTCAGGAAAAAGCTCCTTAAAAAGCATATTATTCTTAAAAGTATCCATCGTAACACCAAGGAACTGATAAGCTTTATCAATAACTGCATTATAAAGACCAATCCTAATATTGGGATTCCTGATAACTTCCCAGCCTAAAGCACCATGAGTGCCAACAGTGGACTTATAATGACTACGACCAAGAAACATAGCCCCTCTGGCACCTGGTTCCATACAAGCAGAAGACTGCCGAAAGTTAGCCATATCCAGATGAAGATGATCATTAAGCTCATTATACGGCCCTGAAAATCCTGCAACAACAGTTAAGTAAAAGTAAAGATTCACTAAGCTTGCCTGTCTGAACATATCCATAATCGTCTCGGAAGTGGAAGAATTTCCAGAAGCAATCTCCTGTATAAGCTGTTTAAGTACAAGTTGAGGATTACCGTCTGCTGAAAAAATTGGAGCATCCTTATGAGGAGTAATTGCATACCACCTGGGACTACGATAAAGAATCGTTCCCTCAGTGTGAGTAGTAATTTTAGGAGTCTCCAAAGTTTCAATCATTTAACCTTGCCTTTAAAAATCTTTAGAAGCCACATCTTAAATAAAAACCACTTTAAAGTTTTCAATCTTTGTTGCAAAGGTACAACATAAAAAAGTTTAGGTTTTTTGGAGTTCTTATTAGATTTAAGTTTCTTAAAATGTACTATAGCTTCTTCTATTGCTGCATAAGATAATTCTTTACTTTCCATACCTAATCCTCCGTAACAACCTTAGTTCTATCAAACTCAACATCACCTTTGAGGGTGAATTGTTTTCCATCATCTTCAATCTCAACCATAAGATCAGAAGAAAATACCTCGCTACCATCTAAAAGTTCCTCATCAGTTTTTTTCATTCTTTTCTCCAATATAAAATAAAACAGGAATTTCTATATATTCAGCAAGAGTTTTTTCTATCATCGCTCCACGAGAATATTTGAAGCCTTCTAACATTAAAATCAAATCAGCATCCATCATCCCCTTTATATCTGCTCTCATATATTTTTTATATTTTTCACCGTCTGTAATATTAAGTTTTTCAATCCCTGTTCCCAACTCTACTGGATTTATTGGCTCAAAACCCAGGTCTTTAATTTCTTCAGCTACCCTATTAAATTCAAGATAATTAGAATTCTCATATCCTGTCATTGGACCTGATATATATATTCTCAAAGTAGTATTTATTTTCTCGCTAACTCTTTTTGCTTTGTCCTTCCATTTTTCTTCTTTGCTGTAGTAACTCATTTAATCCTCCAAAAATTCGTAGGCTTCCTGACTTAAGTTTGGAAGCTCTTTTTTTGTTTTACCAACCTTCTTAGTGTTGGTTTGGGTAATTTTGTTAGGTTTGTCTAACTTTATTGTATCTACCTCATTTACTATTTTTTGCATATCCTCCTGGGGGATGTTTGCCATTTTACCTATTAGTCCGAAGGCAGTCTTTAAGGTTCCCTCATTCATATTGAAATTGACTGTGTTTCCAAGGTTTATATTGTTATTTTGCTTATCAAGACCACTTAAGGAGATTATTACCTTTGCTAGCCTGGAAAGATCTTCATATTTCATAGATTCCTTTAAAGCATCTTTAAGTCGTTGCAAAAGGTCAGGAACTATGTTTTTCCGTACTTCCTGTTGGATTCTAAGTTCTGACTCATTAAGGCTTTTTTTCTTTCCCACTTTTCAAATTCTCCTGGCTAAGTTTCTTAGGTAAAGGTAACATAATTTTTAAAACCTGTCAACAACGTGGGGAAGACTTTTGAAAACAGTGTGCGCAAATTTCAAGAACATACACCACTCACTCACAACCATTCTCCTAAGGGGGGGTAGGGGTCTTTGAAGTTGACACCTAGGTAAAAGGATGTATCATTCATAGTATACCAAGATAAAAGGAGAGTCACATGTTGACTAAAGAAGAAAAGGTTCTAAGAACCTCCCAAGAATGGAGTCAGTTAACAAAAAGTTTAATTGATACACTTAGTAAGAGACATGAGTATGTTAAAAGAGAACTTGAGAAGTTAGAGCTTAAGAGAATTATCAATTCAAATTACTACCGCCTAGCTCAAGAAAGTTTTGTCTTAGACTTTGAAATCAAACATGAACAAGAAATCTTAAGAGGACATAACTAATGGATAAGTTTGCAAATGATTCTTTTAGAGACTTAACAAGAGCAGATGCGATTAAAGATTATAAACACCTACGGAAAGTCACAGCTAAGTTAAGTAGGAACCTCGAGGAAGCCTACCACACGTCTTTAGAGCGTATAAGCATAAAAGACTTCATCAGTAGAGAACAGAAGCGCTTACAGAAGCTTGTCGACAAGATGCTTGATCTTAAGATGGAATTCACACTTTAAGGAGAATAAGAAGCCATATAACCAATGGTAAAGTGTTTTATAGCCCAGAGTACCATGAAACACATTACTTTTCGACTTTTCATGAAATTACCCTCTTAATTGAGGGTTTTTTTATGCCAAAACCCCAAAAATACTCTAAAATCCATACTACAGTAGATACTCATTAGATGTTTTTCATACTACACTTTTTTTCTCTCTTTTCTCTCTCTACTATCTCTATATTCTTTTATATTATATTATATTATATATTATATATATATATATATATAAATAGTATAAATAGTAAGGAGCCTTAACAAAAGGGAAAAAGCAAAAGGAACTTAAAGAAAAGAAGAAGAAAGGGAAGGGGGTATGTCTATTAATCTATTAATGAGCAAATTCACTCATTTTCAAAAATTAACTCCTTACAACATAAAGAATTAACCCTCTAAAAAGTGTAGTATCAAACCATACTACAGTAGTACTACACTTTTGCTTAAAACACCTTCTAAGTCACTCTAAGCCAAAATTTTCCTACCCCAAAAAACACCAAAATTAAAAAATTAAGCAAAGCCAACCCTCAAAAACCTTAAAAATACCTCAAAAAAAACTTCAAAAAACCCCCAAAAGTACCATAAAACACTTGACCTTTCACAAAAAATAACTTACAATAACCATGAAAGTACTACGAAACACATTACTTTCGCCCCCTATTGGGGAAAAAACTTACCAAGGAGGCTCAAAAATGAGCAAAACCAAACAAAACTACCTTACAAACTTCACTAACTACCCAAAACTAGCCAAAAAAGTCCTAAATCAAATAGGCGACTGGAAAGCAATTAAAGAATATCCCGAAAATTACTTGAACGGAGCAAGAGGAATTTCAGGCTTCATCTATTATGCAGACACAGAAAAGTTTACAAAAAGAAATATCTTCCTAATCCTTAAAGTTCTTGGAAACTATCAAGATGAAACAGGCGAAGCATATAGAGGTGATCAAATATCCGACCTCAACTGGCTCGCATGGTTCGCCTGTGAAACTATAACCCATGAAATCTACCAATACCTAAAGGAGAGTACCTAGAATGAATAATCACTTAAGTACAGTAAACAAAAAAATGTTAGAAAGCTTAAAATCCCTAACAATCATCGGACGTGAATGGATGGACACATACGGAAACACTTACCATTCAACATTACTAAGCATAAACAATGAACCTTTCACCCTATTACCCATCACCTATGGAGGATCAGACCAATATATACAAACAGCCGTTAATTACCTAAAAGAAAAAAACCTATTACCAAATCAATTCATCTCAATCTATGATTTAAAATATCATTTCCATATAAAAACTCTCTACACAGTTTCAACAGTAACCACAAAAAAACAACTCAAAAGGTGGTATTAAAAATGAACAATAAAACCCCCACCTACCCACAAGAAACCTTTTACAAAACCCTTGAAACCCAACTACTAAACAACAACTTCACCTTTGTAGAACAAAAAATTAAAACTATGACCTACAAATCAAAGCTATCTTTCATCTTCTACCTGAAAGATAATCAAACCCTAGAACTTTTAAGGAGGTTCACACAATGAGAGTAGTAAACATGCAAAGCCCAAACGGAAACCCAGTTCCAAATCAATTAGTAATCACCGACGAAGGAAGAGGGGCATTAGGAAACTTCATAAAAAGGGAAGTTTTCCAATCCTACTCAACAATCATTGCAGAAAGAACAGTTTGGAAAGAGGAAACAAAAATTGAACTAGACCTAGAAAAATGGAATCACTCAGCAACAACCAGCAGATACAGAAACATTTTCACCAACCTAACAACTGCAGAAACTAAAGAAGCCATCAAAAACGGTACAATCAGACTAATAAACTTAAACAAGGAGAAAAATTAAATGAAAATACTTAACATCGAAGACCGCCAAATACAAATTGACAAAGAACTTTACACTCTCTTAAAGGCAAGTGTTTGTAAAGGTGATGAAAGAGACTATTTGTCAAAACCTTTCTATATCAAAAGCCTTAATAAAATATGTGCAACAGACGGAAGAGTCTTAACTCTTACCGAAGAACTCCCCGAACCATTACCACCTAAATTTTTATATTTTAATCTCTTTAAAGAAGCAAAAAACTTTTACTTAATCTCCATGCCAACTCAACTAAACGCAACACCTCCCAACGTTGCAAGTGTTCTTCCAAAAGTAGAAGACCTTCTTTTCTATAAAAATAAAGAGCATATAACTATCCCAAAAAATAAAAAAGACTTTGCAGTCTTAATTTTCAACATCTTTAATTTTCTAGGCTTCCCTGTATATTTAGAATCTTTTAAACCTCTTAGAGAAACAGACAAGTTTAAACTCTCTCGTGATGAATTTAAAGTACAACTTGAATTTACTTCAGGAGTTCTTCACTTAATCATGGGAATAAAAATAGAAGATTAATCCCTAAAACCCCTCTTGTATAAGAGGGAAATCTTAAAACCTTAAGGAACTTAAAATGCAAGTAAAAGCCTATTCACGTTTTACAATCCCAGGAACAGAAATTGAAATTAAATACCACCATCCATCAAATACCTTTAAATACCACAAATCTTTAGCCCAATGGAAAAAAATCCCTAAAGAAAGTATCCTCAATTACGACAACGATCTCGATTTAGCCGTAATAAAGGAAATTTTAAACTCCCCTTCTACAATTTCAATTACATGGTCAATTGAAGATATTGAAGCAAGAGCAAAAGATAATTATGATTTAACAGACATTCCAGAATACACCTTAAAAGGAATGCTCAGTAATATTAAAAATTCTCATGATTGCACTCAAGGAATTACATGGGAAACACTCGATAGTGAAATAGAAGACTACATAAACTCGGAGGATAATTAAATGCTAAACACATTCAAACAAGTAGTAGATTTAACACTCTTAATCTTAATCCTAGGCATCATAATCTTTGTCCTAAGTTTCCTAATCCAACTAACCATAGCTATCATAATGAAAGTTAAAGACAACAGAACCCAAAAGTATCACAGAAACTACAAACAAACCAAAGGAGTTAAGCATGAAAAAGACTAAAAAAACTTTACCGCAAAAAGTTTGTATAATTACTAACGATAATTTTTCTTACAATTTAAATGTAGATAATCAAAATATTTCTTTTATTTGTTCTTGGAATGCTGAATATTTCAAAGACCATTATGAAAAACTTGGTTATAAAGTAATTCTTAAGAGTAGGTATTAAAAAATGACTCTCTCGCAAACGTACAAATTAAACACCTTACTCGACCTAATCTATCTAAGTCCCCTCTCAAATTGGGAGGAGGACTTTCTTTACAACCTAAACAGCTACACAGAGAATCAAGACTTATCCCCTAGACAAATAGAAACCTTAGAAAATCTATACACTAAGTATAGTAAGGAACAATAAATGAAGCAAAAACAAGTAGACTTTATCTTTAAGTACAAAAACAACCTTTATCCTATGACCATTACTGAAAACCCATCTGGACTTTTCTTTTTTAGTACATTTACAATAGTTAGAACTCCCCCCGAAAGTGTTGAGGAACTTTTACGTCCAGAAGTCATAAAAGCAATCTACAACCAACTAAACAAATCAAATCTAACTGACGAGGACGGTAATTTAAAATGACACTACACACTGACTTAGCCGACTACTTAACAAGGCAAAAAATCACATTAAAAATGACCTTCGCAAAACTCTCCATCGAGACAGGCTTTTCCCTAACCTACTTAAAAACAATCTTTTCGGGAAAATACATCCCAACCCACAGAGAAACCCTCAACCTCTTAGCAAAAGCCCTCAAAACTGACTACTCAACAATCGTAAACCTTTCTGTCCAGGATCGTTCAAACAGATTAAAAGCAAAACTTTTAAAAGAAAAAATAAAAAAAACTTAAAAACCTCCCTATTCCTCCTTACTTGGCTGCCTCTCTCAAAGGTAGCCTTTTTTATTCTTCTCCCCTCTGACAATCCCCACCAGGCAACTTTAAAACAATTCTCACCCTTCTGGACACGACTAAAAACCCTCTCCCCTTGAGCATCCTCAACCGACTTAAAAAAAGTTACAAAAAAACCTTAAAACTTTTCCCCACACTATTGACAGGTTCACATCTTTATGATTATACTCCCCTTAGTTAGTTAAGAATCTTTTTTCTTAACTGGACACGACAGGGAAGGGATTTAAGCATAGGGAATTGCAGGTAGGAAAGGGTGAGCCACGAAAGGAAAACCCCATACCTGCACATCTAAACAGATGATAATTTCCCCAACTAAAGCTAAATCTCCAGAGAAGGATTTTAAAAAACAAGGCACTTAGCGATACGTCCAGAGTGCCTTTTTTTACATACCAAGGTGGTGAAATGGTAAACGCACTCTCATAATTACGGTGAGTAGTACTAGTTGAAAATCGTGGCTGCTATTCCAGAAATGTTGATAAGAGGAATAGATGCCAGGGAAGTCAACACTTGCAGGTTCGAATCCCGCCCTTGGTAATTTGGTGGTTGGTGTTAATAGGTAAATACAGTTTGTATAATTAGTTTGCTTTATTAATAATTATATGATTTTCATCGTTGTAGGGTGACTATACAAGTTAGATAGCCGTAGAAATACTGGTTAAGTTATAAGGGGGCTTATTAAATATCCTCTTCTTGTCAAATCCCTACCCACCATTTATTTTTGATTTTTAAGGCTTCACAAATTAAGGCTTAGTCCCCTTAATTTTGAAGGAAACCACAATAGACTGTTGTGGGAGTGAGTAACCGAGTATTGAAACTTTGGTTACTTCCTTTTTATTTAGCAGGATAACTAATGGTAAGTATGCAGGTCTTGACCCTGTAAATAGGAGTTCGAGTCTCTTTCCTGCTTTTCCCCTGCATGGGGGAAATATCTAATTTATGGCACACTCTTTATGGATTGTGCATTCTATTTCTTTGCAGGGGAGCCGTTCACTCCCTTGCATTTTTTAAAGGAGTTTTTATGGAAAAAATAATATACACAATAGAATTAATTGACAGAAAGTTTACAAAAGGGGAAATGGACATACTTAATAAAATTGAGCCAGCTCTTAAATTGAGACCAGAAACATTTGACGAGTTTAGTCTCTATTCCAACGACGAAAATTACACTAAAAAAGAAGATGATCCAGAAAATTATAAAGCAAAAAATAAAGCACTGAAAACTACTAACCATATTAAATACATGGATAACTATAATAGAGGTAAATCGATAAGCATAGGTTATGGTAATAGAATACTAAATGGAATTGATCTTGAAGATTTTTCAAGGAAAATAAACATACCTTTTAAAGTTATTTCTATGAAGATTTTAATTTTTGAAGTTGCTCAAGCAGCAGACTTTTCAAAATCATTTAGACAATTAGAAGAACTTTCAAAGAATCTTGGTGAAAAAATAAAAGATGTGACATTTAATCAAAAGTGTGATGTACATATTTCTGGAAATATGCTTTTAACCATTAACGATCTAAAACTCATTGAGGATTCCTGTGCAGATGACATTCAAATTGAATTAAATAATGGCTGGAGAATAATTGCAGTATGTGTACAACCTCAAAGAAGACCGGACTATATTTTAGGGCGTTATAATCCAGATTTAAAAGTTGACGATAATAGAAACGCAAAAAGAAAATAACTATAAAAAACCTTTTTCAAAATCGGGCTGTTAGTTGGAGACAGCTAAAAAATGTGCCAAAGTTTATTTTTCACTTCTTTGGTAAACACAAATTTCCAACACTTTTTATACCTGGGAGGTTTAAGCTCCTTTTTCTTCCCAGGTATTCTTTAAAAATTATTAGCGGCGGTGGGAAAGAAAGCCACACATGGGGCAAAGTGATAGAATAGAAGCAATTATAAGCACTCTGCATTATTATACTATTCTAATAAATGGCGGTATGAAAATTGCTTTATTAGTAACGTGACCCTAGAGACTTTTAAGATAGAATGCAGTATATCAAGAAAAGGCGAAAATCACTTTATGTAGGGTGACTATACAAGTATTTCTTGTCAAATCCCTACCTGCTATTTTTATTTTAACTGGAGGTTATATGTTAATCTTAATTGCTTGTGAGGAAAGCCAGGCAATGGCAAATCAATGGCAAGAGTAATTAAAATCCCAACCGGATAGTTTAACGAGTAAAACAGCATTAAGGAGTAAATTCTTTTTGTAAAGTCCTTGGTTCAAGTCCAAGTCCGGTTATTTTTTTGGAACAAAATAAGAAACACTTCAAAATATCCAAAAGTATTTTTGACACAAAGCACTCCCGTGTTACAGATTTTTACAAATCACTTTGGTAGGTGATAAAGGGTTTTTATGTTTCTTTCCCTGTTCCATCTTTTAAAATCTTGGAGGTAATTATGGATATAAAAGAACTAATTGAATTCGTAGCTAGTGGAAGAATCACAAGTGTTAGAATAGACACTGATCTAAATATGGCAAAAATAACTATTGAAAAAGATATATATAAAGTACAAAAACACTTAAATTCACAAACAGTAAGCAACAAAGAAATAGAAATGAATATTGATCAGGCTATATGGCAACTAGAAAAGGGATATGAAAACCACAATAAAAGGTCAAACTTAAAGCTATATAACAGTGAGGAAGAATTATGACTGATAAAGAAAGAGAAGAACATTTAAGAAATAAACTTTTTATGCTTGGAAGAGCTTATGGAAGAACTTCTTTCCTAAGATATTTACTTGCTGCAACGACAGAAAAAGCTGCATTTAAATTATTAGATAATGCATATTCTAAACTTATTTTATTTGAACCAACAATCGAGTCAATCTTAAAAGACCTAAACATAAAGGAGACTAAATGAAAATTAAACCCATGAACAAACAAATACTTGTAAAGATCTTACACAAAGAAGCCTACCTATCTCCAAGCGGCTTTCTTTACATTCCGCAAATAGGGCCAAAAACTACCAACGAAGCAATAGTTCTCGAAGTTAATCCTACCTGCAAAAGTTTCTCTCCAGGTGATCATGTAGTCTTGGAAAACTATGGTGGAACAAATGTTAAGAATCACAATACCCCTATAGAAACTCTTGTCCTCCACAATGAGGATGATATTGCTTTTATAATTTTGGAGGAATAAATGAAAAAAGAAAAAGAATATTTTTATCTAACACTAGGTAATCTAAAAAATGCAGATTGTTTTGATTTGAATAAGTGGCAGTGGGAGTATATAAAAGAATCCTGGTTAGAAAAAAAGCATCATAAGTGGGAAGATATCAATATTATAGGCATAACTAAAATTATAAATGCAATTGCAATGTATCCTAAATATATACGATATTCTCTAAAACAACATCAAATAACCCACGAGACTCATGATCAAAAACAGGAGTTTATTATGACACAATTAAATGAGATAATAAAAAATGGTGGTACATACGGCGAATATCATTCTTTAAAAGTACATCTTCAGAAATACTTTGATCTGATAAATAAAAAGAAAACTCTTAAATCAAATAAAATAACCCACGAGTTTATAATGACTAGCGGGGAGTATTGGAAACTAGATAATTTCTGGATAAAAAACTTTTTTTATTTATCTAGTGATACTAACGGAGTACCCTATTATATAAACTTAAATAATATAGAAAATACAGAAGATTTAGGAATTTATAGATTCTCTAAAGAATGGTTTCAAACGGCTAAACACTGTAAATGTCCCCCGGAGGTGATAAAGTGAAAAAAACTACTTACAATAAAGGCGATGTAATTAAGATTGATGAAAAATTTAGAGACACCTTAGCATTACTTAAAGAACAAAAAAATACAGCAAAAGTCCTTATGGTTGAAGGTGCAGTAAAAGCGAAAGAAAGCGATAGAATGCTATGGGCTCTGGTTAATGAACTATACCCCGAGTTAGAAAAGTTTCATATATCCTTAAATCATAATACTTTAAAAATATATATCCTAGGGGGTAGGATTGATGAATAAACAAGCGGAGAGCAATATAACATTGACAAATAAGGAACTTATAAAACATTGTGAATTCCTAATAGAGGATTTCTGCAAAAATGGGTTTCTCTCACACCACTGGACAATGCGAATTCCAGCGGAGCCTAACAGAGATCCAGATTTAGTATTTGCAAAACTTATTCATAGATTTAAAGCAATTATACATGATATGGAAGGACAAAAACATGGTTAGAACCCTACTCACAAAACTTAATGACCTTCTGGATATGTATAATGAAGGAGTTGTTCTTGTAATTTTAATTGCTTTTGCAGTCTACCTTACAACCAGGCTTTGCAAGGTATACTTTATAAGAACCAAATTTAAAAATAAAAATCACCTCAAAGAAATTGAAACTTTCAAGAATAGTTATGAAAGAGAAATTTCAATCCTCCAAGACCTTCACAAATCAAAAGTAATCCACATCCACAAAGACCACAAAAAAGTTCTTCGTAAACTTGCTATTCAAATTGAATGCACAATCGAAGACCACGAAAGGGAGATTTTATGAGTTTAGATTTTTCGTTAATATGTAAATGTTGTAATAGAGAAATATTTGAAATAAATATTACTCACAACTTAGGAAAAATGGCCAGTGAAGCAAAAATATATAAACATCTTTGGAGTCCTGAAGAAGTAGGAATTAAATATGCTGGACAACTAATAAAACCCCTCAAGCGTGCTATTAGAGATCTGGAGGCAAGACCTTGTTATTATAAAAAATATAATGCTTCCAATGGATGGGGATTATATAAGCATTTTGTTCCATTTGTAAAAGATATCTTTAAAGCTTGTGTACAAGATAAAAAAGCTATTGTTGAGATAAGCAAATAATATTAGAGAGATGGAGGATTAAATGATCTCAAACTTTGTTTGCAAATCCTGTTGTCCAATAGGAAGGAAATATCTTTTTCGTTTGGTAACAGAGATCCGAGAAGGACCTTGTCCAAGATGTAAAGGTCCAGGACCTGTTGTTGATCTTAGAGATGATGATCTTTACTCTGAGGATGATAATGAAAGTGATGAAGAATTAACAATTTACAGAAGATAAAAAATTTTATTGAAAAGGAGTCTTAAATGACAAAAAAAGAAACAGAAATCCGAGAACTCTTCAATACTTACATTGAAGAAACTTCAAAAACTAATGTTGCAGCTACTCTTGCTAAAGAAGCAAAAGCAAAACTTATGCAACTCATCCCTGAGAATGAAACTCTCTTTGATGTGCATTATAAATCTAGTTTTTCAATGAGACTCAACAATAATCTTTATATTGAAAAACTTTTTGAACTTATCCCTAAAACAAAACAAAAAGAGGCAAAAGAAATTAAGAATACTTGTCTTACCAAAACCCCCTTTACAAAAATTGCCCCTGCTAAACCTGAGAAGGAGTAAGGAATGAATTATAAATTATATGAAAAGTGTCCTCGTAGATTTGAAATAATGTATCTTAAAAGGTTACGCAATGGCAAATAAACTAGTACGAAACCGAGAATCAATTAGTGGTTTTCACTTTTTTGAACTTTTCTTAAAATGTCCCCGGAAGTTTTCCATTAAATATCTTGCTCGTGTTATTCCTAACTTTACTACAACAGCTCTTATAAGTGGCTACGCTTTCCATGATGGCAAAGCCACTTTTTACACTACTAAGAGTAAGAAACGTGCAATAAACACCGTAGAATCAATCATCAATGCTCGTAGGGATGAGTTTAAAGACTACGAGCAATTTGAGCACTCTATGGAAAGAACTCCTTATTTACTAAGGAAATGGATTGAACATTACGGCTTGAGTGACTTTAAGGATTATAAAATTATTGATGTCGAGAAGTATATTGAGATGCCAATTAAGGGTTCCCCATTCAAAGTAACTATGAGACTTGATGGAGTTGTTCAAGATCGTGACGATGGCTATCTTTGGTTAATGGAAACTAAAACATCTTCCTCCTCAATCAACATAACTAAAGACGGTTTAATGACAGGGGATCAGATAACTACTTATTTACTTGGGATGCAGAAAGCCTATCCTAAGCATACAATTGCTGGTGCCATTGGTGATATAGCCTACCTTCATAAGAATGCAAAACACTTTGACAATAATGTACAGTTTGTTAGAGAAGAAATCTTTAGGACAAAAAAGGATCTTAAAGAATATGAACTCTCAACAGCAACAATTCTTAATGAGCTAAATGCTAAAGTAAAAGCATTCCAAACAGGTAAGTACCACCCCCTTAGTCTTTTTCCACGAAGCACTTTCTATTGTAATGCTTTTTTTAAACGTTGTGAGTATGCAAGTATTTGTAGAGATAACATCCCTATGAAAGGTCGCTTACCTCATGGATTTAAGCGTGATAGAAATTCAAAAAAACGAATAATAACTACAGTGACGGAGGTCTGATGAGTGCACATATACCATGTAGTTGCGAAGGTATCCGAAAAGAACGAATGAAAAATTGGGGAAGGAGTTAAAAGATGAATAATATAATGAAAGTTAGAAAACTTGATATAAACACTTATGAGGTAACAATAACTAATGAGATGTTTCTTAAAGTAGAGTTGATTGTTCATTTACAAAGTCAAGAATTTTATTCTTTTTTACCTAAACATTGTACTATGAATTTTCCTTTAAGACTTGCTCGGTTCAGTACTTATGATATTCAACATTTTAAACGTATGTTATTTAGTGCAGAACTTTATAAAGATGCTTTTAAAATTCTTCAAAATGATTATCATTGTGGACCTTTAGCTTATTATTATTGTCTCTTAATTATGGATAATAAGGAACTAATTTATGAAGACGAATGGTGAAAGGTTATTTAAGCTTGAATATAATTTTGAAGAAACTTATAAACAGGAGGAACAAAGTGAAAAAAATTAAATATACTTTATGGATAGAAGGGTTTGCGTGTACTGGAGAAAAAAGAAAAGCTAGCTATCTAGGTACATATAAAGCAGTAACTTTCCAAGAAGCTCTAAATAAACATTTAAAGAAAAATAATGCAGATAAAAAATTATATACTTATGAAAATGGAAAACATTATATATGGAAGTGCCAGGTTTTTGACAACGAAAAAGCAGCAAGGGTAGAATTTGGATGAAAAAGCTTATAAAAAATTGGAGGGTCTGGAATGAAAAAAAAAGAAGATAAAGAATGGTATGATGATCTAAAGGATCAGAAAAAAGTAATTCTTATACCAGTGGAATTACTTTCAAAAGAAGCAAAAAAAGCAACCCTGCTAATGTTTGAGCAAATTATTGAGTTTGAACTTAGATATAAATCTATAAATCTTCAAAGAGCAGAAGATACCAATAAAGCAAATTTTTACATTGATGAAGTAACTAATAATTTATTCAGTATGTTTTTAAGTGGTTATTGTTTTAGAAAACATATTTGTAAAAGTGAGGAGTAGGTTAATGAAAAAAATCAAAAAAATAATTCCTAATCTTTATCATGTTATTAGTGAACCGGGAAATATGACTCGGTATGATTACTTTGTTTTTCTGGCAAATAAAGATGATTTTTCTTTTATGTCAGGACAGGCTGATTTTCGCTATCCTCAAATATTAGAGAAATCTATATATTCTTTAGAAAGTATGAAAAATCTTGTTAGTCTCATTTCTATCGCAAGAATTGAAAATTGTGATGTTGATACTTTCATTGAATGTATTAAAACCATGCATGAGGAGGATATACAGTATGAAGAAATTGTTTATGATAGTGATCTTTCTCTTTATCCTTATAATCCCGAGCATTTCGGAGGATCTGAACAGTCTTGATGGAAATCTTTGGAATACCTTAGAATTTAAAGTTAAATATCAACTTGTTCTAGGTTTCCAGCTGGGTTCCACCTGGATGACTTATTCTTTTCTTCTTGAATATCCGGATCTTGAGGAACTTGAAGAGAATATTGACTTTTACTATCTTGGAGATGAAGGTATTAAAGCTCTTATTGAAGATCTTGATACTTTTTATTCTAATAATAGCTACCTTGATTGTCCTTTGTGGCAAGCAATAAACTATGCATTTTATAAAATTATTTATATAGGAGGTTAAATTGGCAGAAAAAGAAAAAAGTAATTCCTACACAATTGGAACCACTTTAAAAACTAAAAGTCATTCTTCATTCTGCTTTTGCGGAAAATCTAAGAGTGGTCGAACAACAATGGCAGCTTCATTCCCGAAGCCTATCTGGCTTGACTTTGATCATGGACTTGAAACTGTAAGTGACAGAGATGATTTAAGAATTAAACTCACCCCTGGTGAAAAAACTTCAAAAATTATGCAAAAAATCCTGCTTAACTTACAAAATAAAAGCGGACCTTTCAAGGAACTTTCTGCAGATGACTACCCAAAGACTTTAATCGTAGACACTGGGAGTTCATTCAGTTGGTTCCTGGAGGAAGAAGTCAAACGATATGGGGAAGTTGGAAAATCTCCCCGTTCTGGAGATGGTGATGGTCTTTATCAAGGGGATTACTGTGTCATTCATACTAGGATTGAAAAGATTATAAGGCTTTCAAAAGAACTTGAGATGAATGTTATCTGGATTTTTAATATCGCTTTTTATGAAGATCCTGATTATGAAGGAATTTTTGAAAGTCCTACAGTAACTGGAAAAAAATTGTCACCTGGGATTCCAAGTTTTTTTAATGAAGTTTACTACTTTAAAAGTGTACCCATTAAGAATAAGGAATCTTCTGAGAGTGCAGATGGTTTACTTGCTAAGTATATGATGATCTTTACTCCGACAAATAAGTTTCCGTATGCAGGAACTAAAACAAAAGGAACAATGGTAAAGAAGTTTCCCAAAGGAAGGGTTGTTAACCCTACTTGGGATAAAATTGAAGAATGCTTTTTAAGCAAAAAAAAGAAGTCCACCAAGAGTGGCACAAAGAAAAACTAAGGAGTTTTATTTATGGCAAGAGGAAAAATTAATGTACCTGGATTTTCAGATGTAAAGGGTAAACCTTACAATGTGTTAGTTGAGAAAAATACTTACAAAGTTAGGTGTCTTAAAATCAATGAGAAACTTGATAAAGAAAAAAACAGATTAAGTATTATGTTTCAATTTATGATTACTGGTCTTGAGAAAGGAACTTTAAATGACGAACTTCACCAAAAAAAAGTAACCTTTTTTGTTGGCTTTCCTTCTGATGACGAAGATTCAGAAAACATGAACAAATGGAGAGAAGGATCTGCTAACACAATTAAGATGCTAACTCTCGCTCTCACTGGAAGAACTAAAGTTGGTGGTTCAGGTTTTAATCCAGATGATCTTGTTGATCAGGAATGTTTCTTAAAACTTGATGTACAACCAGGTAAGAAAAATCCTGCAGGTGGAACTTTTCCAGACAGTCAGGTCATTCGAGATGCTTTTCCTTGTACTGATTCTTCAGATGATGAAGATGATGATGAGGATTAAGAAGTAAAAGAATTTTAATTACTAATCTTAGGGATCAGGAATTTTCTTGATCCCTTTTTTAAAGGAAAAAAAATGAACATAAGCAAAATTTTTATACGTCCAATAAACATTGGATGCACACTTGACGGTAATATGGCACTGGAACTGAAATTTACTTCTAATGCCCTAAGTACTTCTATTAGAGAACTGGCAGAAAAACTCACAAAAGAACTTAAGCAACTTAATATTCCCTTTAATTTTGTACTTTTAGATGTTCGTTATTTAACTCTTATTGATATTTTAAGCTTTCAAATTCTCTTGGGATATTTAACTTCACAAAACTTTAAAGTTATTCTTTACACTTCTTACAAAGTTCAATTCCCTTGGACAGAACATTTTCCTTACTACTGTGTTGTAGAAGATGATCTTAAAACTCCTGTTAAGTATACGGCAAATGAAAAATTATACAATTTCCAAGCGATTAAAGATTTTCCACGCGCCTTTGTGTTAGATAAAAAATGTCTAACTACTTTTGTTTGTAGCTATAATCATGATATAAAACTCATTTATTCTTACTTACAAAAAGTGCAAGGGCTTGTTCGGGTAATTACTTACGATACGTTAGTCACTTTTAGTAGTGAGGATACTTTGGAGATTGTCTTATGAATGAGTTAAGAAGTTTTGTAATTGGCTACCAGGGATATAACTGGATAACAAATGGTCCTAAAGGAATTAAAGAAAAAATTCAAGTAACTCCCTTAATAAATGTTAAGGATGAAGTTGTAAAGAATGCGAATGATCTTGGTAAGATTTTTGACAAATGTAGATTAGAAATTAAATCTAAGCATCCTAACATTCACGATCTTGAAGTGATGTTTATACTGGAGGTATAAAATGACAGAAGAAAGGTTTAACGCACTTCAAGAAAGTAATCTTAATTGTAGTGCTCCGGAAGTTAAACGCCTTACTAAAGAAGAATACAATGAAGGCTACCATTACTGTGATGCTTGGGATTTTCTACTTATTAAACCAGGTAGTGATGAATGGGGTTGCTGCACGTGTCATCCGCTTAGGGATAAGGAGAGAAAGAATGATAAAGAAAGTAGTAACAGTTAAAGAATTGTTAGAATGGTTTGGTGGTTACATTGCAAAGGATGAAAATGGGAGTATTTATATATACCATTTACAACCAACACTTGATCTTGAAAATAAAGCATGGAATTTTAATTTAAAAGATAAGAGTTTTGAAAGGCTTTCTAATCTTTTTGAAGTTCCCGAACTTGAAGATGTTGATTGGAAAGATTCCCTTAGATGCCCGAAAGGTAGAAGAGAAATTCCTACAGAGGAAACTCCTATTGGAACTAAAGTTTGGGTACGTAATAATAGACACGAAGATTGGAGAAAATCACTTTTTTCTGAAATTGATTTATTAAATATGGAATTTGTAGTATTTAACGATTCTTGGAAAAAGTTTTCATTTAGCTTTTGTGAAATCGCCACTGAGGAGGATATTAAAAATGGCTTTAGAGAAGACTAAAAAGTTTTTTAAAAAAGTTGCATGGCTTTTACTAACTGTTGTTGGTGCTATCTTTGCAACTCTTGCCTGGGTTTGGTTTAAAAATGAAAATCAAATAACAATTCATGATATAGAGAAAGTTAAGAATGATCCTAATCTAAGTCCTCTTGATAAGGAAACTTATATTGAAGAGGTTAAGGAATTAAATAAAGTTCATTCTCAAAGATCTTGGAAAGAGACTTTAGAAAAAATAAGGAGTGTTGTGAAATGACAATTTATCAATGTGATTGTTGTAAGGAAGAATTTGGTGATTATTCTTCCTTAGTTTCTGTCCATGTTCAAATGAGCAGATTTGGTAGTTTAGTTGATCCCTGGGAACTAAAAATTCCTAAAATAAAAGAAGAGCTTTGTAAAGATTGTACAAAGTCTTTATTCAATACTATTTCAATTAGTTTCAATAGTCGCAAAATGGATTTTAAAAATAAAAAAGGAGGAAAAGAATGAAAATTAAATATTTATTACTACTACTCATCTGCTTAGTACTTTTTGCTGGAGTTGGTCCTTTAGTAATTAAACCTGTTGTTTATGATATTACTCACGAAGATGACTTAACCCTGGTAACTGTTGAGGATGAACTTACAAGGAAAGAAGTAAGAGAACTTGTATATTTTAAAGATCAGTACTTTTTTCTTTTAGAAAAAGTTAATTCAGAAATACTGATTAATTACGATAGTATTCTTACTGAACTTGCCTATCTTAAACTTAAGTATTCTCTTCTTGAAGATCGTTATGAAAACCTCAAAACCTACTCAACAATTACTACAGTTGTTGGTGTTGTTGAGTTAGGTATTTTAATTTTTCAGAAATAAAAAGGGGAGTACTAAATGTTTATATGTTAAGGAGTGATTGATGAACCCGATTAAACATCTGATTTTAAGATCAAATAAAGTTACGTGTAATGCAAGGCATGGGAACGAAACACCACCTACAATGGATAATTTAATTAAACTTTCTAATGTACAATACGAGATGGAGATGTATCTCGAACAAAACATAATAGAAATAGATTGCCCTGAGTGTGAGGGTAGTGGCTTTATTTGTGATAGAAGAGAAGACTCAAGATTCAGTAAGCCTTGTAAAAAATGTAACGGGGTAGGTAAAGTCAAAGTTATAATATTGGAGGATTAAAGAATGAGATTCAGTCGCAGAGGGATATCTAAATGTAAAGAATGTCCTTTAAATGGAGAAGTTAAAATTTTCGGTAAAGGCCCCGATGAACCATGTAGTTATGCTCTTGTTGGTGATTATCCTTTATTTAAGGATGTTGCAGGAAAGGAACCTTTTGTAAATGAATACTCCGGTTATCTTTATTATGCTCTTGGTCAGGCAAATATTAGGAAGAGTAGGGTATGGAAAACGAATGCACTTGCTTGTAAAGTTCCACCTGGAATGTGGAGAGATGATATTGACCAGGCTGTTAAATGTTGTCGGAAAGGTTTCTTAGCGGAGCTTGAGTTCCTTAAGAAGGAAAAGGGTGTTAAAGTTTTTATTCCTCTTGGGGATTTTGCAATGAAGATGTTAAGAATTGATGTTGCTCTTTTACAAATGAGAGGATCTGTTGTTCTTAGAGATCTTTGGAGAAGTAAGACTAATTGGAAGATCCGAGATGAAGATGAAGAACAGCCGGATAAGAAGAAGTTTAAAAAAATAATTAAAGATCTTGTAATAATTCCAACGTTTAATCCTAAATTTATTTTTAAAGGTAATCGCCACCAAGAACCTACATGGGTAAATGATTTTATTAAATGTAAAGAAATTGTTATAAACGGCTACAAAAGAATTAAAGAAAACTTTAATCTGTTTCCTGCTGTAAAGGAGATTTTAGAATTTCGAGATAAGGTTGTTAAGGATAAACTTCTTGTTAGTTGCGACATTGAAACCACTGGTCTTTCTGCAAGTACGGGTGAAGTTTACTGTCTTGGAATGTCTACGAATGAGAGTGATTGTATTGTTGTTGCAAGACTTTTAAAGGGAGGTTATCAACAATTTGTGAATGGTGAATCTAAAGTAGTTAAGAAAGCTTTAAAGGATATTTTAGCAAAGTGTCCAACAGGTTGGCAGAATGCTTTATTTGATGTTCTATTTCTACTTGAGAAAGGTTATCCAGTGAAAAATGTTACTGAAGATACTCTTCTTGCACATCATGTAAGAAATGCAGAACTTCCTCATAATCTGGGGTATATTACTTCTGTTTATGGAAAAACTCCTTATTGGAAAAATATTTTTAAGGCAAGGGAATGTAGAATAACTGATATGGAGGAAGAGGATGCTCGTAAATATAATGCAAGAGATTGTGTTGTAATTCCACAAATTTTAAAACCTCTTCTTAAAGAACTTAAAGAAGATGGTACTTACCATATTTATAGAAATATTTCCATTCCTTTAATTAAGCCTGTTATTGCAATGATGATGAACGGAATTAAAGTTGATCAAAAGAAACTTAGTAAGTGGCGAAAAGAATTAGTTGAAGAAGTTGAGTTTTTAAGTAGGGGTATGAGTGAGTTTACAGAGCTTCCGGAAGTTTTTAAAATTACCTCTGTTGAACATTTGAGATTTTTATTTTTTGGAGTTCCTCCAAAGAGTAGTGAGAAAGTTAAGAAAGAGTTTGCAGAATATTTTGTTGAAGGTTGTAAGAAAAGAAAAGATACTAAGAAATTTGCAGATCTTGAAAGTAAACATACTTTAATTACTAAGCTTAAACCTTTAAGAGTTGTTGGAAGTTCTTTTGCAAAAACTGATGGTGGAGATATATCTACCAAGGAAGATGCACTTCAGGAATATTTTATAAGAGTTAAGGATCGTATTGATACTCTTGATAATCTTAAAAGATTTGGAACAAAACAATACATGGAAAAACAAGATCTTATCCGTGTAAAAGATGCTCTTGCAATTTTAAGGAAGTTTCGAAAAGTAAACAAACTTCTTACAACTTATACTAAGTTTGATCTTGATATTAACTCCAGAGTTCATCCCAAATATAAAATCCATGGTACCACAACTGGTAGACTTTCTTCGAATGATCCTAATGGTCAAAACATTCCTAAACCTGCAAAACATATTTTTACTGTTAATGAAGGGAATGTTTTTTTTAATGCAGATTATTCTGGACTGGAAGTTGTAATTATTGCCTATGCTTCTGATGATGATGTGATAATTGATATGATAAATGCAGGACTTAACCCTCATGATGAAAACACTAAAAGGATCTTTAAAATTACTAAAGATGCTCCTGATTGGGAATCTAAAAGAGCTTGCATGAAAACTTATATTTTTGGTCGTAACTATGGTGGTGGTCTTAGAGGTATGTACAAAAGAATTTTACTTAAAGATCCCACAATAACTGTTACTTATGAAGAGTTTAAAACAATGGATACTAAATATTTTAATGATCATCCTGCATATAGAAAGTGGTATGAACAGACTAAGAAAATTCTTACCCAGGAAAGATGTCTTGTGAATGGTTTTGGAAGAAAACGATATTTCTTAGGTGATGAAAGTAGTATCCTCCGAGAGGGGCTTAACTTTCCTATTCAAAGTACTGCAGGAGATCTTATGAGCTTGGCACTTATTGATGTGCAGAAAGAGCTTGAAAAGAAAAACTACGTAGCTAAGTTAATTGGTAGTGTTCATGATTCCATGATGCTTGAAATTCCAAAGACTGAGCTTAAGCAAGTTGCTGCTATGGTTAAGAAAGTAATGACAAAGCCAAGGAAGATCTTTGGAATTGAAAGATCGTTTAAAGTTGATTTTGAAACAGGCCCTAGTTGGGGAGAATTAAAGGAATATAAAGGAAGTGTAAAATGAAAAAAGGTTGCGAGACATGTAAATACAAAGAATATAATGAGTGTAGAAGAGCACCACCTAAACTGGTTACAAGAACGTCATATTATTCAATGTTATCAAATTCAGATATAACATATACAGAATTTCCTAAAGTGCATGAAGGTATGTTTTGTCATGAATGGAAACAAAAGGAGAAATTATGAAAATTTTTAATAAAAAATATAAATATCGTTGGATTAGTGTGGCTCTTATTTTATTAGGAATAAGTGGAAGTGTTTTAATAGTTATAAATAAATTAAATTATGAAGATTTTTTGTACTGGGGGTAATATGATTTTAAATATATTTTGTGGATATTTTGCAGGATACTTTTGGAGGCTTAAATGACAGATAAGCAATTTAAGAAAATGCTTGAGTACTTAGAAAAAATTTTATAAGGAAAAATTATGAAACAAAAACCGCCTGTTCCTTTTGGAGAGATTCCGAAGGGAGAGCAATTTTGGGAACCTGAACCTTTTGATCTTTGTATTCCTAAAGAGAAAGGGTTTATTACGGATTTTATCTTGGCAACCAGAGGAACTGGTGTGCCTACAATTTTTCATCTTTGGGGATGTTTCACAATTATGAGTGCATTGATTAAGAGAGAAGCCTGGTTTAGATGGCATGATCCTAATAAACTTTATATCAACTTGTATACTATTCTTGTTGGTGCGCCTGGTAGAGTTTTTAAGAGTACTTCTGTTAATATTACTGCAAAACTTTTGAAGAATCTTTCTGCTTTTATTACAGATCCTAATATGAAAGAGATTAAGAAAATCCATGTTATGTCAGGCAAGATTACTCCCGAAAGACTTCTTGATACGCTACAACCTAAACCTGGATCTTATCCTTTAGTTAATGAAAAAGGTAAGCCATTAAAGAAAAAGAATGGCACTACCTTAACTTATAAGTACACTTCCGAGGTTTTAATTATTGCCAGTGAACTTGCTTCGCTTTTAAATAAGGCTTCCTACAACGAAGGAATGATAACGAATCTTTTAAAACTCTATGACTGCGATGAAGAGTGGAGTACAGACACTTTTGCAAGAGAGAAAACAGTTCTTAAAAATATGCATACTACCCTTCTTGCAGCTTGTACTCCACAACAATTTCATGAGAGCATTCCAATTGGTGCTTCAAATGACGGCTTTTTAAGCAGGACAAATATTGTTTATTGTCCAATTAACGAAAGACGCTACCCGAAGCCAATCGAAGTTAAGAATGGCCCAGGTAAAAAGCACTTACAGCAAGGTCTTGCCTGGATTGCAGAAAATATTAAAGGTGGGTATGATTTTAGTGCTGAAGCTGAGAAGTATTTTAATAAGTGGTATGCCAGGTATGTTAAAGAACTTGAAGATAATGTTGGTGAAGCAGGATTTAAGGCAAGGTATGACATTAAGCTTCGTCAGTTGGCTTTTCTTTTTTCTGCACAACGATACAACACAACTAAGGAAATTTCCTTGCAAGATCTTAAGAGTGCTGAATATCTTTTGAAGAGGACTTATAGTGTTTCTGTTAGCCTTATACATGAGTTTGTAGCTTCTGATTTTCAAAAGACTATAAACAAGATTAGCGACTACATTCAGGCAAAAGGTCTTGTCTGTAGAAGAATTGTTATGCAGAATCGTAAAGTACTGGTTAAAGAACTTGATATTGCACTTGAACAATTACGGCAAGAGGGAAAAATAATCATTTATTATCACGGAGAGTATCAAAGAAGATCCCTCGGTAAAGGTGATGAAGAGTACAAATGGCAACATAACGAAGAGAAGGAGGAATCTAAAGATGATTAGTTGGACAGAGTTTAAAAAACGTTTTCACAAGGTTGGAAAGTCTTTAAATATGATGAAAGATGTTTTAGATATTTTTCCTAAAAACACACCTGCTCCGGTTTTACTGGATGCCCAACTTAATATTAAACTTACAAGTGAGCTTCCTTATAATCTTGAGGATGCTTGGTCGGATTTATTTAATCCATTAATAAAAATTGCTAAGTGCAATTCTGGAAGATTTAGAGAAACCTTCAAAAGAACTAGCAAGGATAGGGAAGATGACGGTGGTTTTGATTATGAAAAAGAAGTTAGTGAGGATCTTTTATATAGGATCTTTCAGGAGTTCAGGCAATATATCAAGGCCGATGTTAATTACGCAATTCAGGAGTCTGTTAAAAATAGTTTGAGTATTGGTAAAATTGCTGCAGCCCATAAAAGGTTTGGTTCCTGCAGAGCTGCAGGAAAAGCACTTGGTATTGATCATAAAACTGTAAGTAAAGCTATGAAGGTTTTAGGTCGTGAAGGTGAAATGAATGCTGCACAATCCGGTGCCTTTATGAAGGGCAAAAAACTGGGACCTAGAAAAAAGTTCGGTAGAGTAGCACAATGGTTAAGAGATAATCCAGAAATTAAACTTCCAAAAAAACAAGTTGAGATTGCAAAACTTATTGGAGTAACTCCAGGGACTGTTATGATGTATAATAAACAACTAAAAACTGAGATGAGAGCTTACATAGAGGAACTTCCAGACTTAATAGAGCATTCAGTTATTTTAAAAAAAGGCAGGAAAAAATTTAATACTGATAATTTGGATTCTTATACTTTTGAGACAGACGGTTTATTTGGAAGAGTGGATTTAATTGGGTTTATAAAAAACAAAAGAGTTATAATTTCAAATGTACCAGTAAGAGCTTTAATTAAAAAGTTCAAGGAGGATTTAGAATGAAAGAAATTGAGAAGCAAAACTGTACCTTATGTAAGTATAGTAAGAAAAATCAAGGACAAAATGAATTTGATAAAGGTGTTTTACAGTGTTATAGATTCCCTCCCGTAAGAGGTACTTATATTATAGATACTGATTTATGGGGATATACAAGAGCAGGTATATTTTATCCAGAAGTTACTGAAAAACATTGGTGTCATGAATTTAAAAAATGTAGAAAAAAATTAAAGGAGGATAGTTAATGATATTAGCATTGTATATTTTTATTTATTTATTTGTTGGAGTTTGTTTTGCAATTATTTTTAAAAATGATTTTAAACATATCGCAAAATTGAGATTTTACTTAGGTTGTATTGGATGGTTTATAGTCATGATTTACTGCACACTATTGACCATTTTTATTTCTAAGAAAAAACCCCATTAGTCCCAATCAGGACTAATAGGTGCAGAGGTCAAACTTAACCATGCTTGGTAATGTTGATTCTTTTTAGAATAATTAAGGAAGTTTTGGATTGCTTTCACCTGGTATGAGAAAGGAGTAAAAACTCCTGTTTGTAGCTTAAGCTTTCCTTGTGAAGCACTCTTTGGAGAAAGTAAGGGTATGTAACGATCTAGTTCTGCTCTTGCTTGTCTTCCCTTATAAGATTGAAAGTCCGTTGCTTTTATAGCTGTAACTGCTGCATCAAACATAGGACCACCTGTGAAAACAGCTGGTGCAAAAGGTAAAAAGTTCCTTCCATTTATTCCAATTAAACTTAAAGCCCCTCCAATTGCTAAAGTGTTTGCAAGATACCTACTCATGTAGGCAACTCTCTGACCTTTAGTCCCCCTGGAAATTCCTTTCCACATATTTGCTCTCCATCCGGCTGAGTAAGTTCCATATTGACCAAAAAGTTTTCCAACAAGTCCTTTGAACATCATAGGACTTTGTGCTGAACGGTAAGCAAACATAGTATCTTCTGTGACTGTTTTTCCATAAATATCAATTGCTGCATCATATTGTTTTGCCTGGATATGCTTCATAACTTCTGGTATTAAGTCCTCATCAATTAGATTAAGCCCGGAATAATTTATAAATTGCTCGGTAGTCTTAAGAGTTCCTCTGTCCCATTTTGAAATTGCATCAGTAAGCTGAATTCTTGCTGTCTGAAAAGATACTGCTCTTGTAATATCATCTGATCTTTTAAACATTGTTAAAGATTTATGAGTGAGTTCCTTTACGAGAGTGTCCGCTGCTTCTCCTAAATGTGCTGTAGGTGCAGAAGATCCAATAATTCCAAGTCTCTCAATGTCTGCAATTATTTTTGCAGGATTACTTGCAACATCTCTTATTGCTTTATTTACTACTGAGTTTCCAAAACGAGGTGCAAGAGTTGTATAAGGTTGCAGCATATTTCTTATTGCTAAGTAGGGTCTCCATCCCATTGTCGTCATATAGTTTAGAGCGTACATCTGTGAGATCATATCTTGACCTGCGGCAACAGCTTTTAAATCTCCTTTAGCTAAATTTGTCATGAGTTTTTTTCCAAACTCTTTTGCCATTAACTCTCCATTAGAGTAGTGAATTCCCATAACCTGCTCTCGATATACATTGAGTCTTGTCTGCATAGCATCAGGTATTTTTGATTTATTCGCAGTAATATAATTTTCAAGATTTTTCCAATGGGGGTCTAAGAAAAGTTTTTTATGTCCTTGAGTGTTGTATCTTGTGAGGACTGAAAGTATATCATCATCAATTGTCATTCTAATTAACTCTGAGGCTCTTTCATTATCTGCCCAAAAGCCTACTTCTTTCGGTATTCCACCATCTCCAAAAACTTCCCTAAGTAAATCTCCCTGAGTTATGGAATTTACTCTGTGGGTATTATTTGCTGTCCATTTTTTAATTCTAGGTGCGTAGCTTTCTATCCATTTCTTTGGATCAATACCGAACTTACCAAAAAGTCCTTTATCTGAATTTCTTCCTAAAAAGTCTCTAATTTTTTCAATAGCATCTGTATGTTCAGAGGTAAGTTTAAAATCTTTGAGAACTTTATTATATTTTCCCGGATCTTCATTAGCAAGAGCGTAATATATGTTTCTTCTGGCTTCTGCAGAAAAAAGTTTTCCATTACTGTCTGCAAGAAGAGATGAAATAATTTTATTACCCTCATTAACTGCAGCTTTTGTAACTCTTTGTCCATTTTCGATTCCTCTATATAGAGGCATTATTTCTGGAAGTCCAACTTGTTTTGCAGTTTTATAAAACCAGTCACCAAATGGTTGCCATGCCTGAGCTATTCCTCTCCACATACTTACTGGTTCTAAAGTTCTATTACCATCTGGATCAACTAAGGTCCAGGGTTTTTTTCCTTCCATAAAATCTATATGTTTCTTTCCTTTGAGACTTGCTTGTGCTGCCAAGACTTCGTCATCGGTTGCGCCTAAAATGTCTTTAAGTCCTTGAGGATCAGGATAGGAGTCTTTAAAGAATTTTCCAAGATCTTCTTTACTGTTGAACTTAAAAGTCTTACCCGCCTCTCTGACAACGTACTGACCATTTTCGTAGTTAAAGACAAGTCCTTTTTTTAGAGAAAGTTTCTTTAGGTTTGTTGTTGAATCCCACGAGTTCATAAACTTTCTTGCTTCTTGTGCAGAGCCAAAAATTTCATCTATTCCATACCCTGGCATAGTAACTCTGAATGTTGAATCTACATCTTTGTAAAGACTACCAAGTTTAGTCTCTCCTACTTTAGTTAGTCTATCCATAATTGAATAGTCGGCATATTTATTTAGGAATCTTCTTATTGCTCCGTTACTTCCAGTAGCTCCTTGACTTGAATAGGTCATATTTGCAGACGTTGGAGAAATTGAGACTATATCTGGAGAAAATCTTATATCTAATTTTGGTTGTATATTTGCTTCACTTAGCAGGTTTGCTATTGAATCACTTTCTGCAATTACCTTTGAACCTTCCCTTATTTGAAATTTGTCTCCAACTTTTATAAGTTTCTGTCCATCAAAAGAGAGAGAACTTTTTAATTGTGCAGGAGTAATGGTTTCTTTTACAAACCTATCTGTAACTTCCTGGAGAGTATCAAAAATCATTGGCTCTTTACCTGGAAGAGTCATTATGTACTCAGATCCTTTACTTGTTAAAACTCCATCACCACTTTTAACTATGTCACTTACCCATTTAAGTTGCTCACTTGCTTTTCCAAGAGGTGGTGCGTAAGTTCCAAGCTTTCCTTTAGCTTCAAGTTTATCTGCAAGTTTTGAAATTTTATTTGAGTTTCCTACAGTTCCTGCAATTTCATCAAGATTCTTTGTAAGAGTTTTAATGAAAGTACTCTTAGCTTTTGGAGTTAAGAGTTGATTAGGAATTATAAGTTCATCACCTTTTCTAAAAACAAATCCATCAAGGTTATTGGAAACTTTAATTTTTAAATCTGAAGCTCCACCAAGATTCTTAATATAAGCATCTCCAAGATTCTTAATACTTGTAGAATCTAGGTTATTTCCCAATTTTGAAAGTAACAAACTTAAAGTTTGAGGATCTTTTACAACATCCTTAAGAGGTAGTGAAGTTGAGAATGTTTCTGAAACTTGTGCAACATTCTTAACATTAGTTTTCTTTACAACAGGCCCTGTAGTATTTTTTCCGGTAACTGGGTTTATATTTTCACTAAGTATTTTTATTCTGTCTGGATAAAAAGTTTCAACTGCATTTCCAACATCATCTAAAATTGCTCCATCAAACCCTTCTGCAACCAAAATCGAGGATCTTACCTCTTGGACTGTTCCTTTAGTTCCTTTCTTTATAAGGTCGTCTGCTTTCTGTGTTGCCCTCAAGTAAGTAGTTTTATCTGCAGGATTTAAAATACTTACATAAGCTTTGTCGGTTCCAAAATCTCCAACACTTAAGCCTTTGTAGGATATATCTGAAAAAAGAGTTCCGTTATTTTGTACAACTTTTCTTCCTGCATCATCGAGAATAATTGGAAATTCTTTTGCAAATCCCCCAGAGTTTGTAACTCTCTGAATATCTTGTTGCATTTCACTAAAGGAGATTGCACTTCTTTTTGTTTGAGAAACAAATTCTTTTGGTCTTTTACCCTCTGGAAACATATTAAGAGTGTCATCAAGTTTAGTTCCAAGATTCCCATAGTTCATTATCCAACCATACTCTTGCTTAAAAGCATCTGCTGCATCGCCTGTTAAGGACTTTGCAACTTTATTTACTTCTATTGAAACTGCATCCTGAACTTCTCTTAAACTTCCATACATCTTAGGAACATCATTTGAGTTTTTAATCCTTGTCCTGTAAGTACCATCAGTATTTTCTAAAACATTTAAATACCCTCTATCTCCTGCTAAGACTGTTCTATGAAATGGTCCTGCCTCTAAGCCAAGTGTTGCTGCAGTTTGAGAATTCTTAATTGCTCTCAAGTGATCTTTAGTAACATCCGGTAATTGATCATATAAAGCCGTTGGCATTTTACCAGAAGTAAAATCATCAATTGCCTTAGTTAATTGAGTTGGATCAAGTTTAAAAACTTTCTTAACTACTTTAGAATTAAAGAGAACTTGTTTTCCAAGTTTTAGAAGAGGAACTGCCTGCATAATACCGAGATTAATAAGGTAATCTATTGCAGCCCATTCACCAAAACTTTTAAGTTGAGTATTAACTGCATCTGCCTGAATTTCTGAAAGAGTTTCTCCATCAAACATACGAATTGCATTATCTCTCCAAACTCCAATAAATCCTTCAACCGTAGTTTCTAAAATCATAGGGGCAAGTTTACCCATAGCCCAGGTACCAGCTCTGGATGCAATTTTTCCTGCAAGTTTTTCACCTGTTTTTTTAAGTACAGTTCTCATAGCCCCTGTTGCTGGATTTCCATACATCAGACCTAAATCAGCTATAAATCCTGTAGTTTTTCCAAAAGCTTGCATATTATTAAAAGTTTTTACTTGTTGAGAATCTTGAGAAGAAAGTAATTGAATGTAAGAAGTGAACTTATTAGCTTCTTTTCCAGAAAAAATCTTAGAGTCCTGAAGACTTCTTATTGAATTTGCTATTTGAGCTTGTTCTTCTGGAGTTTGAGCAGATCTTAATTGCTGTTGTCTCTGTAAAATAAGAGCATCGTGATCTTCATTACCAACTTGTTCTGTGAGTTTATTAACCCACATTCCGACTTTGCCTAAAAGGCTAGTAGTAAGCCCTCCCATTCCTGCAAAACCTTTCATACTGTCTATAAATGCAAGTTGATCATTAGGATCTCCACTATAAAATTGACTATACATTCTTTGAGCAACTTCATTAGCAACTGGATCTTCAAACTTTGGAGGTTGAAAAATATATTTTCTCATAATTCGATCTTTGGAAGTAGTATTTAAGTTAAGAAAAGCTGCATCAGTTTTTGCAACTTGAGTAAAAGCTTTTGTTCTTAACCTAATTTGTGCATCATAAGTAAGCCCCAAAAATAGAGGATCTCTTTCCATAGCTTGTAAATCTTGTATAGTATTAACAGGCATACTTTATCTCCTAATTAACTCCATATTTATCTGCAACTGCAGCTTCATTGGGATCGGGTTCTTCAACAGGAACTGTTTCTGTACTAAGTCCTGGATCTGCTTCATTTGCTTCAAGTACATTAAAAGGAGTTGTATCTTTTACAAGAAGATCAAACATATCAAGGAATCCATAATTTTCTTCACTTATATATTTAAGTCCATCTGTTCCGGTAGCTTTGTTCATAATACCGTTCATGATATCAAGCCAAGCTTTAAAATCTGCCCTATTAACAACGTTGTTTCCTTCTTTTTCAATTAGAGCATCCATATTAGCTTTTGTATCTGCTAAAAGAAGTCTATCTTCATGTGAGAGCATTGGTTCTCCTCTCATTGACCAGAGAACAGCTTTTTGAAAAGTATTCTGATCCATACCTGTTAAATTAATTCCAAGTTCTACAGACTGTTTAATAAAAGCTGCCTGTGCTTTTTGAATATCAAGACCAAGTTTCTGAAATTGAAGTTGAAGTTTTGCATTCTCTAAAGCTAAGTTCTGATTAAGTGTTGAGTCCGGATTAGCAAGTTGTTTTTCCTGCCTTACTTGATCTGCGACTGTTAAAAGTGCTGCAGCAGATTCAGGCATACCAATTGCCATAGCTCTTAAGGCATTCGGATCATTAAGCATTGAGTTAAATCTGTTTAGAATTTCTTCTCTTTGTGCATTACCTTCTGGAGTATTTTCTTCTGCAAGATCATAATCTCTAAACTTTAAAATCTTATTCACTTTAACTTTAGTTTTTTGTGCAGTTTGAGCAGATACAACTCCATTAGCTGTGAGCTCTGAATTAACATCATTAACAATAGCTGAATACTCACTTGAAAGAGCATTTGCTTTCTTCTCTGGAACCGTACTTGAATAAGTACCGGAGTCTTGTTGACCATAAACATAACCTTCTTGCCAAAAAGGAAGATCTGCTTTTTCTTTAGGAGTTGGAATATATCCTGGATCTTTACCATTTTCAAGATTCCAGATTATCTGTTGTCTAACAACTGTTGCTTGCTGTGGAGTAAGAACTGTACCATCAGGAAGAGTAACTCCTTCATCACCTCTACCAAATTCTGCACTTCTAGGAATAATTGAATTAACAAAGTCTCCAACTCTATTTCCAAAATCTACATCACTTTCTCCTTCTTCTCTAACAGGAACATTAGTTGTATCAAGAGTTTCTGCCATAATAGTAATTGGATTAGTAACTGTAGTTTCTCTAATATTAGTATCAGGAGGTTGAGAAATTCCCGGTAAATCAATTCCTTGTGACCACTTATAAGCTTGAGCTACATTTATAGAATCTCCCATATCAGTAATTACTTTTCTATCTGCATCACTTAAATTTTCACCTTTTAAATAAGTCTGCAAGGTATTATTTATAATACTTTGAACTTTATTTTTAAGTTCGGGATTAAATTCTAAAGAGGCTAAATCTGTAATTCCTTGTAAAGCTGGATCATTTTTAATTCCATCTGCAATAGCTCTTATAAGCTGATTTCTAACTGGTTGTACTCCCTCAGTTGGCACTACACTTTGTTGTACATCACTAGGTAAATTAACCTCACTACCTACTGGAGTTCCACCAGGAGTAGCCTCAACAGGCTGAGTAGTAGTACTTTGAGCATTGTTTCTTGCTTGCTCTATAGAGTCTAAAGCTTCTTGAGCTGCAGCTTCACCGGAGCCTTCCTGAATGGATCTCATGAAAAGAGAAAGATCTCTTTCATATATTGCTTGAGGAGTGGGAGGAGCATTTAAAAAAGTTTCCTTAAATCTATCCCGGGTTGCACTACTAACTCCAAGTCCACCAAACATCTCATCAACAAAAGCACTACCATTAGGACCCTGAAGCAAAGTCATATAACCGCCTGCAGTTTGAGAGGCAAGTTTATCTAAAGTAGCCATCTTTTGCTGTACATTAAATTGTCTTTTATTTTCAAAAATTTGCGCACCTGCTGTAGCTCCTTGCTGTAACTGACTGGTTGATTGTTGCTGTATTTGCGCACCTGTGGGTCCTACTAGACCTCCTGGTATAACTGTAGCCATTCTAAACTCCTTCTTTATAATCTATCTGATGGTCTAAAACCACCTCTATATGGACTTGGTCTTGAGGGAGACACAGACCCTCTTTCAGGTCTATGTTCTGACATATCAAAGTCTGCACCTCTTCCACCACCTCTTCTAGCGCCACTAGCAGCAGCACCAGCTGCAGCACCTGCAGGACCTCCAACAGCCGCCCCTATCAGTGGCATTGCAGATCCTAATAATTGTCCGGCAGTTTCCCAAAAAGTAGGTCTTGCACTGTATTGCTGAGCTGCATAAGCAGGAGTACCAAATTGTGCCTGTATTCCAGTATTTTGTCCAAGTAAGTTTGCAAACATATCTTGCATCCTTTGGTTATTTCCAAAAGCCTGATTATATAAATTACCCGCCATTCCAAGTTGTTGTTGCCCAAGTTGAGTAGCAGCCTGACCTGCAGCCTGTGTAGCTCTCTTTCCTGCAGCATCTCTAGCAGCACCACTATATAAAGATCCAAGTCCTGAAAAATCCTGACCAACATCCTGAACTGCCTGTTGAGTATATTGCCTTGTTTGATCCTGAAGCATTCTTCCTAAATCAGAAGAAGATCCAAGAACTAAATCCTGTAACTGAGGTGTTTCACTTAAAAATGTAGCAAGAGGATTTGAGTTTTCACCAAGTCCAGTATTTGCAATATTATATACATCCTGAATACCTCCACTCGCTAAAGCAGAATATCCTTCTGGATCAATTGAAGTATAATCCGATCCTGCAGTTCCAGGTATTGCATCATATTTCCTTTCATTACTCATAAATTCCTCCTAATTCATTCTCTTATAATTGAAAAAACATCCTGATCAAATAACAGTTTACTTGAAATTCCGGTTTTTCGCAATGTACCTTCCTTAAGGAAGCCTAGTTTAATTAGGAACCTACTCAGTCCATTGCAAGAAATAGGAATAACTACTTCAAGTCTCTGTAAATCATAGCTGTACATAAGATCTAAAATACCTTTCTTAACACTCTTAAAATCTTTAATAACTTTTGAAGACCAAAAAGCCCCATGAAGTCTTGCAGATCTTCCAACCTGAAGATGAGTTAATCTTGCATAT